AAACCTACGGGACTGACCTGTGTAGGTTAGCAAGAAAGCATTAGTTAAAACGGAATGTCATCTCCATCCGCATCCTTGGCCCGTGCTGGAGCAGATTTGGCCTTTGCAGGGGTTTTGCCAGCATCCTGATCCTTTGGCTTGACTGACAGGCTAAAGAACTTCTTGCCGTCCTTCTTGGATTCCTTGAGCCAACCATTGAGCCAGTAGTCTTTGCCCTCGATGTTGATTGATCCGTTGTAGTCTGGGTGGGTGTCTAGTTCTTTGCGGTCGTTTTTGAAGAGTGATCCGCGATTCGTGTTGTCGTATTGGTCTGCCATATTATTGTTATAGTTAGTTTATATTATTGCATCGTTTTTGTGGTGTGATGCCACCAAGTCTGCATTAGTTTGCAGAAAGTGTTATGTTATGCGTGTTTTGTTTGAACCCTTTTTTCGTCACCAAGAATGATCGTTGTGGTGTACTTTGGCATACCTTTGTAAATGAAATCCTCTAGCTTTCCTTGGTCATATCCACTTTCCGTTTCATCATCACCCTCTGAGGTAATATTCCATCCATGAATTTCAGGGCATGACAACAGGGATTCCTTGGTGTTTTTGATGTACAACTCACCAAAGATGTCAGTTGTTAGTTTTGTTGCATTGGGAACCATGCAGGTTACCTCAATGGTAATCTTTAGGCTTTTCATTTGTTCCTCCAATCATCTTCCAAATCGACCCCGTATTTCTTCTTTGAAATGTAGTTTGTGACTTGGCACATGATCTCAGCGAAGATGTAGATGAGCATGACAAGAGTAACGCTACCCATGAATAGTTGAATGCTTGTCATACTAGTCGCTCCAGCAATCGTAGCTTCCTTCGTATACATACCCATCGTCGTTCTTCGTTTCATTGAACGTGAAAGATTGTCCAAACATATCGTGAGATGCACAGATGGACTCAACGATGAGGTTTGATAGAAAACACTTCGATGTGATGCGGAATGTTCCCCAGTCCCGTGTGCCGCTGGCATTGCGAGATTTTTCGGCCTCGACTGTGATTGTGTTGAGAGGTTTCATTTCAATAGTAGTTGAATGTGTTGCCTCCATAAACCTGATTAGGATTCCTGCGTGACCAATCAGCATGGAAATGATCTGCGTCAGATTGGATTCTCTCAGCCCTGTCAGCGAGATACTCTTCAGGGTCTTGGTGATTGCGATTGACCCGTGGAGATTCGTCATCATCCTGCGGGTCGAAGTCTGGTAGTTGTTTCATTTGATATGGTGTATTTATTTGGCTAACGGCACTACATCTAGTGTCAAAATTCAAAATCGTCAATAGGATTTTCGTCGATGTGTGCAAAATATTTATTGTAGATTTCTTTTGCCTTTTCGTATTTTTCCTGAGCGTCCGCAAACCTAGATTTCATGCGGCTTTGCCAGATTGCTGTTGCGGTATCGAGCAGAATGCAAGCCTCGTCGAAGTGGTGATCAATGCTCATCGATTTGTTCAAAACGAGAAATATCTCCACGCATTTTTACAGGCACGAACACGTCACGTTGACCACGTCGATTCTTGCCAATGTGGATGCGCGAAGTTGGTTGGGTTTCTGTCTTCTTCTTGAACGATGAAGTGTCCTTCTTCTTCTCGTCTGGATGCGAGATCAACACCAAGAAATCGGTGTGATGCGCAATTGCTCTGGACTCACGGACTGCACCTTCGTCGTTCAATTGTGATGCGGTGATGATCGCGGAGTTTGTCTTGAGTCCCGTTAGCTTCAACCTGCGTGATAGCTCACTCACTGCCTGTTCTCGGTTATCTGCTGATGGCATCGTCACGATTTGAAGGTAGTCAACCACGATCAGATCGGCCTTGCCAAGTGATGCAAGACGTGATGCCTCTGCTGCTATCTCACCCACCTCGGAGAGATCATCGCGGATCGTTAGCTTCATTCCCATGAGTTGAGTTATTGCGCTTGAGATATCCTTTGCTGATGCAACACCTCTCCACTCTGTGACTCCCTCCATCTCACGCAATGGCAGGATTGTTTTCCCAAGCAGATTGGAAGCGATACGTTGCAAAATAGCCTTCGCGGGCATCTCTAAAGAAAATATAGTTACTGATTTACCATTGAGCAAAGCCTGTAGTGCGGCTTGATAAAGTAGGATTGATTTACCTCCGCTGGTCTGCGCTCCTACCACTAGCATCTCACCTCTGCGAACACCTCCACCAAGCAACTTATCCAGCTTGGGAATTCCAGTGGGGAAGTTCTCTAATGGGGTCTTGTCCTCCAGATCGTCCATAAAGTCGTTTAAATGGGCCTTCACGTCCTTGCACTGGTGTTCTGGCACGATTGCATTGGCAAAGGACTCTGCGAGGCTAGAAAGGTCTGCCTTCATAGCGCAAACATCATCATGCGCGTCCTCCCACGTTTTGATGGCATCCCTGTAGCCTTTTGCTTTGATGAGTTGTGCGCGGTAGTCTGCTGCGGTTTCAAGACACATAGCACCGGGGGACAGAAATATTGTCTGGAGGATATCCATCACTCCATCTTTCCCACCACAAGCATTCAGCTTGCCTGTTGTCTCTAGGTCAGACAATGCACCTAGTGCGTTGGTGCTTCCTGTCCGCTGGTACACTCTTTCCAGTGCGGTGTAGATAAGTTTGTGTTGCGATAACGCAAACAGATCAGCATTCCACGATAGGTGAGGAAGAACGTCTGGGTCGATTGCGATTAGTGATAGTGCTGCTTTTTCTGCTGTTGTTGCGATTGGTATGTTTTTCATTTGATTAAGAATGCTGGAGTGTTTTCACCGACATATGCACCTTGGACGTTAAACTCAAAATACTCTTCAGCTTCTTCGCTTGTCATATCTTTCATTAATATTTCTATGCACTTCTTTCTGTCGTATACTGCAAATGCAGTTGTGAATTGATAAGCTACACCAATGAATGCTGACTCAAATCCATCTGCCAAGATGATTGGTTCATCTTCTCCAACTAATTCAATTATTTTTTTGTTTATGTTTTTCATTTGTTTAAAAAGTCTATTATTCCTTTAACTGCATTTATTTTTTCTAAAATAATATCGTTATGTAATTTGTTTTGTTGTTCTATTAACTCACTGTAATTTAATGAATTGATATATTCATTTAGTTCTTGCTTGTAACAATTTTCTGGTAGAATTGCATTTTTATTAATGTTATATCCGCTTTTTTGAATGGTTTTACTTGTGTTTGGAGCAAAAAGACAAACAACGTCACACATTAACGCTTCATAAAATCGATTTGCCATGAATGCATAGTTTTCATGCGTGTGCTTATCTTCGATGTATAAACTATATTTATAGTTCCTTAACCCTTCCATTCCAACTTCCCACTTTAATGGCTTGATGCAATTTGACGTGCATCCCATAGCTTTAAATTTAGTCCAGTGCTTAATGCTTGCAGAGATAGTAATTCCTTGATGTAGGTAATCTTTAAAATCATCGCATCGATGCTTCCTGTATGTTCCGTAATATATTGTGCCAGATCTGTCTGTTTGTATTAGATCTTTTTTGATCTGAGTGTCATTTCTAAATATTAAACAATTTAGGTTGCAGGTATGCCAGTTATCAATGAAGTCATTTAACTTTTTGTTAGAGATATTTTTGCTCAAGATCCAATGACGATATCCAGTTCTAGGATTGTTACATATCATATCGTAACTTCTTCCTTTTTCAGTAATTGCATATCTTAGAAGTTGATTGTCTTCTAAGTCATGGTCGTTTACTAACCATATCAATCTAGCCTTTGGATTGTTGTCTAACACCTTCCTGTATTCATTATGTGGCATATATGGAGATGCGTAACAGCAAATGATAACATCATAATTTTTATCCATTGCTTTTGGTATCCCATACTCTCCATCTAACAAATCTGCATTTAACTCATTTTTTAGAATAAGAGAGTTCCTGCAATGAACTATTGAGGTGTCACTGTAATCTTCTGCTAATGGTTTTGTTTTTGATGTAGATTCAATTATTAGAATATTCATGTTAGTATCCCCGGTTGTTTGTCTGTTGCACCTTGCAAACCCATTCAGCTTTGAATCCTTGCCAACCACGGGTCACGCATTCAGTGATTGCCTCATCGAGAGTCCATCCTGCTTCCTCTGCTTCACGTTCGATGCCATCGAGTGCTGTTTGGGTTAATGGTGCTTTCTTGGCTTTACGAAGTTTGATAAAATCGTTCCAGACTTGCTCTGGAACAGAATCTGGTCTTATCAATTCTAATCTTATCTTATCTTCTCTTATCTTATCGGTTCGCGTTGGGCTGC